TTGGTACCATCGAATTTAAGCTTACGTATCTGACCTAGAATTAATTCTCCACCAACTAAACTGGCTAAACCTAAATCAGTAATCGCAACGGGCCCGACGCCATCCACATCTAGCGTGCTTGCGCCAGTGTTTGAATCGACTACTAAGAACTCTATTTCTGTACCGACAACGTAACTGGTTAAATTCAATCCAGTGGTGACCGTATAGGCATTAGCTGCACCAGCTTGCACGTACCAATTAATACGACCTTGGTTAACTAAATCAGGGTCCGGTAATAAGGCAAACGCCACTTCAACGGCATTCGATACGTTGTTTATATCCGGAGCATCGGCCCGAGTACCGTTGGCTATTTGTAAAGCCAGTGCGTCATAATATGAATTTGCCATTACTTTTTAACACCTCTCAATGCGTACTGAATGGTCATACCGGTTATGGTGTGAGATCCATCAAGTATTGAAGATCCGGATATAGATAATCCTATATTCCTACCAGACCCCTTAATATAACCTTCGGCTTCGTTGGGTAATTGACCCCAAAAGAAATCAGCCCACTCGATACCTTCGTTCCAATATGCCCCGCCGCCACTTACTTCAAATTCTTGCTGTATACCTTTTGGACGATCTGGATTTCCATAAGAGAAGTCCGGTGCGTACTTAACATCAACTGTCGAAGTTACACCTATTTCAGTTTCCACTTCCAATACGATCTTAAAGAATCGCTTTATATGACGTGGAGAACCAATCGTATTATAGGGTAATCTCGCATAATACTCTAAAGCTTCACCATCGAACGAGTTTCCGGAATCCATTTGATAGACAAATCCGTTATCTGGATCATCTGATGCAAAAAACAACTCTTCTACGCCATCGGTACGCTCAGTGGTGATACAGTTATTAACATTAAGTGGGTATTCTATTGGAGTGAAATGAGGAAATCCACCCTGCTCCAAAACTCGCGCTATAAGTGCGGTACCGTCATTGTAGAATATTCGATATTGGTCCTTCTCACGGACTATAATCGAGTCCAACTCCTTACCCATTTTAGCCTTTACTAATGGATCGATGTACTTTGAGAACGAGTTTTCGTGAAAATCACCAAATGCGTCCACTGCGGCAAGTTGAGTTAGGCCACGATCGTCCAAATATCTTGTATTACCAACTCTTTGAATGGTCCATTCTTTTGCTCCAGACACCCGAGAGTGATTCCTAAGCTCCCAATTAGCAGAACTGGTACCATAAAGTAGATTAGTTGAATCTTTTGAAAATACCGCCAATACGTCACCTTGTGGTGCGTCAAATCCAGTAATATCGTCACCCACTGCGATCTCAGATGCGCCACCAAGTGCTGTATAACTGAACGGATCTCCAATATTAGAGTTAATCATCGAACTTTTGAATGATAGAAATAGGTGGAACTTATGAGCGTAGATATGGCTTGGGAATGAAGTAGGATCGTCAGAAGCTTCTGGCAATAACGCCATGCCGGATCCGTTCCACATATAAGCATCGCCGGTACCATACGCGCCATACATAGCCAATGAAGTTAACTGGCCAAAGAAGTTATAGCTTACGATGTCGTGCTTACCACCGGCATTTAGAGTAATCGAAGTGGATGCTCCAACGATCGTAGCGGTACCGCCAGAGTCTGCACCAGTAATGGTACCCGCAGCAAACGTTCCGGTTAAGGTGTGGAAATACACGGTACCGACGGCATTGCCGCCAAGAAACGTACCACTAGTGATATTAACCGCAGTCACAATCCCAGTGGCGCCACCGCCGTCGCTAATACTCTCACCCATGAGGAATTTGGCGATAGCACCAACGGTGTAAGTAATACTCTGGCCTAAATCTTGAAGTATCCAACCGGCTGGAGAATCTTTGTATAAATCTTGAGCAGTTGAACCGACGTTATTCCGGAACGCGTATAAGTCACCATTAGAATCTTCTAATCGATGGATCCCTCGAACTACTCCCTCTCCTGGCACTTCTGAAATGTTGCCTCGTCTGAGAGTTTGCGCAGGACCAATGTTACCGTTGATGCTGTCACCGTCAGTAGTGAATGGGCCCACAATTGCATCGGTAGATAAATCGACCGTAGCGTACGTATTCGCTTGAGTACTATTGGTGAGAACTTCAGTATCCACAAATACCTGATCGATGTCAGCGAAGTCGTAAGCTAATCCAATTCCATCAAATTGATCAATAACGAATGCAACATAACCATTGACGCTACCAACTAATCGATCTCCCACTGCTACAGTATTTGTAAAACCGATGACATCAAAAAAAGCTTGATTAGCAAGAGAAGGTTTTGGATTACCGTCATAGCGTTCGTACCCATCAATCCTACGATATCCGCCCGTGGAGCGTGGTTCATAATTTGATGAAAATCTTAAACGTCCAGGCTTTACAACTAAATCTGGTGAGACAATATCCAATCCACCGTCAAGTGGAAAATAGGTAACTTTTTGCGTCGGCACGAGTCACCTCCTAATAAAATTCGCCGTTAAAATCTCCACCGCCGTCGCCAGTGAAGCCATCGGTACTTACCGTCATCTGAACATCATCGCTAATACGATAACCTTCCCATCCTGGCAATTGATCACTCTTCAATTCACTTAGCACTTCACCAAACTCCTTTTGAGCTTCTTGGTAAACTGGATCCGACTCTTCAGATATCGCAAAGTACATTTTTGCTCTAGCGATAATGCAACGAATGAAGTTCTCAGGTATTACCGAAGTGTCAGTATTCAACACCATACGAACTGGAGTAGTCCAATAGTTTGCACTAAGCGCATACGCTGCATCCGGAGTAGGGTACAGAATTAAGTTATCATTGGGTACACGCACGTAGTTAATTGGTTGTTCCGGAACCTGTGTGGTATTACCGTAAACATTATAATAAGTGCGGTAGTCAAGACTTCTGAGCTTTTGATTATTAGCCGTTCCATAATCAAGAAAGAACGTCTTATTGTCCCATACTCCATAATCAGTCGGCCGATTGTAATTGGCCACACCAATAACGGTATTGACAAGGAAGTCTGTTTTGTAAAGAAAGTCCCAATTACTGGCCTCTCTTTGAACAGCCACGTCTGCATTAGCCACCCAAGTGACTATATCTGCGAGAATCCCCTTCTGGTTTTCAACCGAACTAATCGGTGTACCAGAGATCTCGCAGGCCGCTTGGGTGTCTTTGCACAATTGTAGAAACGTGGATGTACTCATTATTTAGATCGCAGCAGGTCGAATCATTGCAGCCGGAGCTACTGGAGCTGCAGGCATGAACGCTGGCGTAACCGGAGTTACATTAGGTACTGCTTGCGTTGGATTTTCTGACTGTTGAAATTGAAGACCGATTGTTGGCGCAGCTGGCGCTTGAACAACTGGTGCGGGTACCGCTGGGATAGCACCTGAATTCAAACCTTCCATTTCAACGCCCATTGCTTCGATTTCTCGTCGCTGCGCATCCATTTGAAGTTGAAGTGCTGCCATTTTACTTTGCTTAGCTGCAAGCTCAAGTTTAATGGTGTCGCCAATGACTTTACCATCAGCAGTGAATCGATATTCACCTTGGCGATAACGAGCGCCGTCGTCGGATATTCCTAAAACTTCACCGTAAGGGAGATTCGGGTTTAATGTGATCATATTGGTTGCCTCGAATTTAGACCAGTCTCCAACCTATCTTCGTCGGACCAGTTTGGGGTTTCATTGGCATCATCATTGACTAAACCATTACCCCTAAATCGACCAATGTCGGCGTCTCTTCCACTAGAGTATTTTGGCAATTTACCGCTTACTCCACCTTCTGGAAATTTAACACCAGCTTTAGCAGATGGCATTGGGCTTTGAGAATAATCGGTTTTGATACCGTAGCTATCTCTATGCATTATGAATGCTCCCTAAGTATATACACCCAGTGGGAAAAGTATACTAATTGAATAAGTACAAAAAGGCCCCCAATTACGAAGGCCTTTTCGATGGTTTACTTAGCAGTAGTTGAAAGTACCACGATCAGAACTGATTTTTTCACGCATCGTATCTGGACGTTGTTCACTTTCATTAGTCACTTGCCTAATCTTAGCCGCTGAGCCACCGTCTTGCTTAGATTGAGAACTTAATCCCAACTCTAAAGGTGAGCCAACTTTAGCCTTGAACTTCCCTCGACCTGGGCCAGAGTTTTTAGCACTTGACATTTCAGTTTTACTTCGAGCTTCCGCTTTACCTTTTAACATAGATTCCCCTTAGAACCAAAGTATTGATATTTGAACGTCACCGATACCAGCGGGAGTACCGCCAGTTGGCGCAACACAAGCAACTTCTACTTGGGTTGCTGTCGGAATCACCGCATTGATGATCGCGTCAGTGTCGTCCTGCGTGTTGTAGTAATCTGTCGCTGCTGCAACGCCCATATCGAGCTCTACATATGCGTCAGGGTTTGAGGCCGTTCCGATTCTAACAAACGCCGCTGTGGTGACATTTGTAAAAAGCTCGGAGACTGCTACGCCTACGTCTATAATCCGGCCTTTCTCAAAACCGGCTGGTGCCTTAACTGCATGGTTAGTAGTACCTGCACCAAAGTCGACTGCTGACAATGTGTAAGTAATAACTGGACCGTCTGAATAACTCATCTCATTTCTCCAATATGTTAAAGATTAAGCCGCTGTAGCCCAGCGAACGATACGTGCTTGATCAGCCGAAGTGTGAACAAGAGCAAAACCCTCTTCTCCATACCAAGCCACCCCTTTATCACGACCATAATCACCTGGCAACTTGCCACGAATTTCTGGTGGACAAACAATCGCTTCCATGACCGTATCGTCACCAAAGAAGAATGCTTCATCAGACTTACCGTTTGTCCAAGCTTGGCTTGGAATAGACGTCTGCTCGTAGAACTTAATGCCTTCATATGATCGACCAACTTCGCCATTCATAATATGACCATAGCCCTGCGCAGTGTGTTGAGCGATAGGCTCAAGATCATCTTTCAAACCTCGGAAGGTTGTAGGACGACCAACACAACGGTAATCACCGTCAGAGTAAGTGTTGATATTACGCTCTTTCATTTGATCCGAGATCAATTTAACGTGTTCGTTGTTCATCGCTAAATCGTTGGTATCCGTAGGAGTGCCAGTCGTTTCAAAGTTAATCGCAGTAGCTGAAGTACCACCATCTGGTGTCACAGTCAAAGGACTCAAAGCAAACTGAGCGTGTGCTTCAAATTCAAAGGCTTTAACAGTGTCGTTCTTCAACGCTTTGTTGATGATCTGACGTAAAGGCTGTGCAGACAAATCGTCTAAATATCCAGAATAAGGAACAGAGTTACCGAATTCAGAAATAGTACCACTCATTTGAGTGATAACGATTGAAGTCTCAGGCATACGTTGCGTTTCCGACAAACGAGTACCTTGAGCGCCCACATCTGAAAATGAGTTCCACTGGAACGCATCACCTACGTGAAGGCCTTTATCCGTAAAATCGTCAGCGTCACAATGCTGAACAAAACGGGTTAATGGTTGAAGTGCATTTCTTAAAACTGTTGATAACTCTCCAGAATATAGAAACCCACCCGCTGAACTTTCTTCCCAAACTTGACCGGCCATTGGCACGTCCTCTTAATTTAAGCTTGTCCTCTACGTTGTTGTAGTTCTAAGACATAATCGCTTTTGGTTGCTTGAACTGGTTGCGGCTTTCTAGGTGATCGCTGCGATCCAGGCTGTGGTGATCTCATAGAACGTTTTTCGGCAGCTTTAGGATTTAGGGTAACTGGTGGTACTTCTTCTGCAGGTTGCTTTAGTCCCAACTTGGTCACGTTCTTGCCAGCTTGTTGCATGACTTGAGTTGGTGTCCACTCTGGGTTATCCCTAGCTATCTCGACTGTTTCGGCATCTGCTAAAGTCAGTAAATGCTTATCCGCCATGATTTCAGGGTATTCTATTGCAAAATTAGCAGTTCCAGTTTCAATCGCGGTTTTACGTGTTTCAGCTTCGGCTCTTTCGTGCCTAACTCTACGTGATTCCGCTTCCTTACGCTGATTCTGTTCTACGTGTCGGATGGCATTTTTTGATGCGGTGTCCACTAACGCTTTATCTGCCAAGGCATTTAAACGTCCAGCTTCTTTCGTATCACCATCCAATAGAGCTTCATTCGCCTGTTGACGTAAGTTGCTCTGATGATCCTCCACGGGAGTGGCTAGATCTGGGCTCTTTGCTCGAGGTTCCTCCGCTGGTGCGGTTGGAGTCCGAGGTGATTCTTCACGCAGCTTAATAGCCGCTTCACGATCATCCAACTCTTTTTGACGTTGGGAAATCATGCGTAATTTCTCTTGGCCCGCTACCATCATCTGGTATGCGTCTACACCTCCGGCAGCTTCTACTTTCGCAGCATCTACTTTTCGGGTATTGCCATTTATGGTTACTTCCACTTGAGCTTTTGGCCCAGGCTTTTGTCTTTGTGGTGCCGCTTCTGGTGTTTCGGTTTTGGCTACTGGTTCATTAAGAACCGGCTCCTCACTTGCACCCGCCGGAGGCATACTCGGACGGTGTAACTCATCATGCTTCTGGTAAATCATCTCACGAGGAGACAGTTCACGTTGTTCTTCATCAGAAGGTACCTCACCCTCTTGACTTTGTGAAGCTATTTTTTCATCTTTATCGGTCACCATCGCTGCTGGACGAACAGGTTCTAGGTCTTTTTCTTTATCTTCGGGCGTCATTGGATTTGGCATTGGTTTGCTCCATTACTTTGGCTACAGGTTAATGTGTGGATCGGTAATCTTGTAACTTATCGTTTTCCTCCGCAAGTGACTCGATTGCTACTTCTCCCTCTTGTAATACCTCACCAACCCATACCATGAATTGCTCAGATATTAATACTTTCAACTTGGCAGCACGCCAAGCCTTAACGTCGTCCACTGGATCAATCTCCAGCATATCGGCGATTCCGTCGTCTTTTTGTTCGATGGCCCGTTGTTCTAAAAGCTTACCCACCTCAGAATTCCAGAAAGTACGCATCACTGCGCCCAACTGAGCCTTAATTACTTCAGGGTCGTCGCTGAACGCAGCCTCTGCGTCCGCGAAGTCTTTATCACCCATAGGTATATGGCTAGGTCTTTGAAGTGGAGGCTTTTTCATTATATTCCGGTACCCATTTCTCGTTTAACTTTCATCTCTTCACTGAAGCGTGCATTGGCATTTTTTTGATCAATCGTCTTAGATGCGATCATAGCCTTCGCTTGCTGTAGAGCAATTTGTCGTTTGGAAGTAGTCTCCTGCATACGTACCTCCAGTTCTTTATCGAACTTCTGAAGATCTGCAGCTTTACCAGACATATTTATTTGCATAGTAATATCTTCTTTACGCATATCGTTTTGAGTACGTAAATTCTCAATATACTGATCATTTCCAAACTTCTTCTCTTCGATCGCCATTTGATTCTGACCACGAAGCATCTCAAGCTGAATCTGCTCACTTGGCTGTTCTGGTGGAATCTCAGACTCAGGAACTGGCGGCTTAAAGAATCGACCTGAATTTTTAAATCCAATGGACCCAAAGACTTCCTTACTCACTTCCTCTTCATCAATACGCTGCATCATACCTGGGGCTAAGTGCGCCACGGTACCAATCGCTTGAGTTAATCGATTCAAACGTTGTGCTGGATTAGTTGCACCAAAACCAACGTTAACTTCAACATTCATATTACCCTGAATCATATCGTCCAGAACTTTATTAATGCCGAAACGCTCGTACATATCCATCTTGTCGCCAATCATAGCAAAGATGGCCGGATCGCTTTCGTGACGTTGCTCGAGTTGAATTATCTGCTTGATAACTTTCTCGGCCCACGTTTCTGAAAATACGCGAAGTTGATATTCAGTAATCGCATCCGCATCCGCGCCCAACATTTCCATGCCGCCGACGGTTTCGTTTAGCCCTTTGTTGCTACCAACTGAGGCCGTTGAAAAGTTACCACCAACATCATCAAAATCTAAATTGATACGATCTTGCTCTTGGTAACTTGAACTGGTGACATCAGGTGGCGCTTCCACGCGAATATCCCCATCAACATTATTCATCAACGTTACGCCGCCAGGGACATTACGCTGTAATGATTTAAGGTCAACGCCTTGGCCACGTTTAACAAAATATCTTCGGTTCAATACTAAAGATACGTTATCTCTACGCTGGTTATTTAATTCGTTCGCTTCTTGCTGTAGCCCAGAAGTAACCCCTACCAAACTTTGAGGATAGTTCTTATGGGTTTCGACAAGAGCGTACCCAAGCACGTAGGGGCGTTCCCCAGGCTTTAAGTGTGGATACTCTTCTTCAAGAGGTATGGGGTCTGACAACATCATGTGCACGCCAAGCGTGTAGAAAACCCAATCTCGACCTTCATCATTTACAATGTTGCGATGGACCCAAACCGTATCGTATTGCTGATTTATGTAGGACGTCTCATCAACTGGATCCAATCGATTACGTTCACGCTGGCGACGGATCTGGTCATCAGAATATTCATCACTGCGCCCTTGCATTAAGGTACCAACGCCAACCCCTTCAATCCATGGGATCTTACTGGTCGTGGTTTTCTGCTTCATCATCTCGACGACTTCAACAATGGTCATCGGCATTCGGTCAATTAGGAATGGAGAACTTCCAATAGGATCCATCCAGTTAGACGTCGGTGCAAATCTAATATTTTCAATAGGACGTAGATCGATGGCGGGGGTGTCTTTAATTACTGTAACCTGCTCGTCTTGAGCAATACTACCATCTTCGTTGTATATAACTTGACCAGTAGCCTCGTCGTACACGTCCACCATTTGAGAACGCTCAATGTATTTCCAGTACTGGTGCGATATAACAACACCATTAACCAAGGCGTCCTGATAGGCGCCAACGACGGTTAGGAACCAATTGATAGTGTTATCGAAACGGTATTGTAATAATTCTTTATTGATCTCAGCACTCACGCGATTGTAAACGTTGCTTGGATCTTCAGCGGTTACGTCTACAACATTTCTAGTTGCAAAAAACGCAGTGGCTGCAGAGGCTTCATTCTTACGAACGATAGCTCTAGTCTTAGGTCTGAAACCTTTGGCACGATATTTATATTGGTTGCTGTAATACTTTGACCCAGGGGCATGCTTACCTTGAAAGTGAGATATGTTTCGTTCCATATCATTTCGCAGTGCAGACTCGAACCAATCTTCAGAAGTTTCAAAAGCATCTCGCGCTAACGACATCCAGTAGTTATCTTGCTCGCCTTCTTGTTGAGTCTCGCTCACTGGTGCCGATTCCATGGCTTGCCCTGGACGATACGGACCTGCTGTATTAAGTGCCATATAAACCTCTAAGTCTGCGCAATCGCATTGCCCCGCCAATCACGCGGCATGCCATAAATAGTTTCTCGAATGTCCAAAGCTTTACCGCGAGCAATATTATAACGCTCAAGCAGCTCACCAACATTCATCACTATACATTTATAATCTGGATCCGCTTGTAAATTAAGCAGATGGATAGTCACCCCCATGGTACCGGATAACATCAGGTTGCGGATCGTAACGACTCCGCCAGTGTTAAAATCTTTAATATCAATGATCCAAGGAGACCGATCTATTGTCGAAATAAGATCCCCTGGCCACTTACTCATGTGCGGATAATGCTTGAATAGGATAGCCATGATGTTCTTACGCATCAATAGGGTAGTGGGCCTTTCGCCTTTATCTTCATGTACGCGGGGATCAAAAGTCATTAGTTAAAAAAGAAATCCGTTTTGTCTTCAAAGAAATAATCACCGCCACCATCGAAGCCGTAATCGTTGGGACCATGGTTACCATAAATACCTGTGGTGCTATTTACCGGACGAACAAAATTACGTCTTGAGAACTGATACTCTAAAACCGGAGTGTTCAAATTCTCATAACGTTGTACTTCAGATTTTAAATCTCTCCGGATCGTACTTGCCATTAAAAGTCCCCAGCATATTCTGGATCAAGTTCTTGCTCAGTATAATTATCATCTTCTTGCTTACCAACTGCACCAGTACGGAACGCATCTGCACCATGGCTGGCCCAATTATGTAACGGACTCCGCTTAAATGCACCTAATTTATCATCCCAATCTTTTCGATAGCCTTCAAGACACGAAATTAACGAGTGATCTCCAGAGTCACATCGTACCTCATCGAAGAAGCAAGTCGAAATAAAACTCCTAGTTTCTTCAATTTGATCCAATAGTTGATCCGTATTCTTAGGCCGAGGTACCTGACTTATGGGGCTTATGCCCAATTCCATGGCCACATCCGACCGTTTCTTACCGGTACCGAGCTCACGTACCCCAATATCATGCGGCATGTAGTGAGTGCCGTACACGTAACCCTTATCCCTCAATACATTGGCATAATGCGCCATACCTTCACCCGAGGCGCTATAATAATCTAATACCCTGCGTTCACGGTTAATCGTCTGGATGAAGATAATGCTTGTCGCATCCGCCATCCCCAGATCCCACGCGGTGTCCACTGGAAACCCGGGTTCGTACGGAACATGACCAATACGCCCCTTCCTGCGCAGCTCACTAATCGTTTTACCGTAATAAGCACCCAGCAATGATGCCTTGAAAGCCTCTTCCGGATACGATGGATTTTCACGAAATACTTCATCACCCAACACTTGGAACTTCTTCACCCACCATGCTTTCTGGTCATCCGTAAGGACAATCCCTTGAGCTTCAAGATCTTGGAAGTAGTTCAGATCCTCAGTGGTGACAACAACCCCACCGGCATCCAGCACGTAATTCGGATCCTTCCACCACGGGTAGAAGAAGAATTTAAAGTCCAAGTTGGTGAGCTTCTTGTGCCCATCCATCAACTTCTTGGCTGTCATCGTCATGTTGTAAAACTCACCATCCCTACCTTCGGCAGTGGATTCCACAAAAATAAACCCATCCAGCGGCACAGCCTCCATCGCACCAGAGATAATCTCCTTCGCCTTCTCGGGGTATTTAGCAGCAATTTTACCAAATTCCGAAACGTGCAAATACTGCAAGGTGCCCGATCGAAACGAGGTGGACACACGAATAGTGGAATTGTTGGAGAATTTCATCTCAGTACGCGCATCGGTTTGAGCACCAATGATCTGCCTGATCTGGGGATCCAAGTTCTCATACGGAAATTTTATCTTCTCATCGAAGATCGCCTTCGCGTCATCCATGTGGTGAGCGATGATGCCGGCGCGGATCGGATGCGTTGGTGGTGTGAATAAGCACCGGTCCAAAATGAAAATATCAATGAATGTAGTGAAGCCAAGCTGTCGCGCCTTCAAGATGATGTTGCGCCAATGCATGTTGCGATAAAGATCCTCCTGGGCAGCATTCATCCTGAATACGGACACCTTACCTTCCTTATCCTTGATTTTGTACAGATTGTTCAGACGCCAATACGGATCGGTCAAATGCTCTTTTAGCTTATCGAATGCCATCGTCTCGGCATATTCACCAGCCTGATAATCATCAATGGGCTCGTCGAATGCACTCGCATCGGTTTGGGTCATGGAATTTTACCTACGGAATTTTTGGAATAATCTGAATGACATCACTGTATCTGAATTCTATCGAAGTGTCATCTCACCCATTGTCTTTTATCTTATCGCTTTTTGCTTTTTGCTTATCGTGGTGGGGAGACTTCACGACTTTTTGTAGGTATGGATTTTTGTAGGTATGGATTTTTGTAGGTATGGATTTTTGTAGGTATGGATTTTTGTAGGTATGGATTTTCATGTGGTGAGATACGCATTTAGTATACCCATTGGGTGTTGTTAGGAAAAAAGCATATAGGAGAAATGCGGGTTGTATATATATTCGACGGTTAACCCCGATGCTCAAAAAGTCGGATCGTTATAAAAGGGGGGAGGGGTCAAGATTCCTGGGGATTCCTCTTTTCTCATTTCATCTTTTCTAATCAGACTCTTTATATCTCAACGCTGCACGATACTATTATTATAGTGGTGGTGGTGGTGGATAGCTGGATAGCTGGAAGGGTAGAAGGTAGGAGCACATAGCAAGTAGCTACTAATCGTCCAGCTATATAGTGACAACAAGTAGCTACTATCCATCACTCAATAGGCTATCACTCGACGCGTTGCAGATAATTAACCCTATTCACATATAAGACGTGACGAAATAGGGCTGTTTTGTGTCCTGCTTTCTGTTTTTGTGGGTAAAGTTACACAGGAGGTAACGCAGGACGCGTGATATTTGGCACATCTTCAACGATGTCAGCATCAACCGCTTCGCTATCAATGGCAGGTAGTCCGCTATTTGGCGCAATGTTGATCAGTAGTTGAGCTAGAGAACTATCCGCATTTATCTCCACCTCATTGCTAAACGCTTTCACCTTCTTATTCTTGGCTACAAGCTCAATACCCTTCGCAACTTGCCCGCCATCGTAGTCGTAATGCTCGACCAATACCTCAGCACCGCTCAGAGGGTCAATTCTTTTAGTAACGTGCGTGGGAATTACACCAGAAGAACGTTCTACATGCTTTACGCTTTGATCTAAAACCCATTGCGTATCAATAACTTGATTGGATAGCTTTGTTGCGGCTTGTTTGACGGCTTTTTTGTGAATTTTGTTAGATTGCGAGTGTAGGGCGGCGAAAATATGGATTTTGGGGTTCTTTTCAAGGTCGCACTTCACCCATAAATAAGCGCGAGACGTTGCGGTACCTTTTGCATACCCAGCGTCTAGCGCAGATTGTAGCGCGTTTTTGCTTATAGAATAGTAACTTACGAACTCCGCCTCTCTAAAATCAAGCTCCTTTTGTGACCTTGGGTCAGACAGTACGGTCTCTAAATAACTCAAACCGTCATCGTGTATGGTTTCGACCGTCATTTGGGTGGTTGTTGGTATGGTCAGGCTGTCATTCTTAACAGGCCGCAATTCTATAGGCTCATCAATAGGCGGCGCAATTAGATGCGCTGGTCGTTGTAATGTGTGCAATTCGGACATATTTAAGGCCTCCTAAACTTATTATCATAAATAAGAGCGTAAACGCTTGCAATCTTAAAACCTAATGTCTATAGTCTATACATCCCCTATATGTGAATGGGGTGCTTAGTTAATCAGGCGTTCGGAGCTTAGAACATGCTTACAGAAAGGCAGGTCCAGATACAGATAGCATTGATAAAAGCTGAGCTAGTAACGCTAGCCAGCACCACCAAAACCAAAGAGAGTAAATAATATGACTAACTTAATCGAACACGTAGAAGGCGCAAGCGCTACTTATTCAGCAGAAGACAATAAATTACGGATTTATGTACCTTACCGATTAGACCGCGAGGAGTATCTAAAAGTAAAAGACGCCGGTTTTGGTTGGGCACCTAAGCAAGAGTTACACGTAGCCACATGGACGCCTAACCGTGAAGACTTCGCGCTATGTATTGCCGGAGAGATTACGGCAGAAGGCACCACGCTCGCCGAACGTGCAGAAGCTAAAGCCGACCGTCTGGATGATCTCGCCATTAAACGAGCAAAGCAAGCAAACAGCTTTCACGACGCCGCCCAGCGTATTAGTCAGCGCTTCGAATATGGACAGCCAATATTGGTAGGCCATCACTCCGAACGTAAAGCACGCAAAGATAAAGCGAGCATGGAGCGAGCACAAGAACAGAGCGCGAAGGCAGCTGAGGCCGTTGATTATTGGAACTACAGAGCCGCAGGTGTAGAGCGACACGCGAACCGCCACCACGCGCCAAAGGTTAGAGCTAACAGAATTAAGAAGCTACTAGCAGACTTAAGAGATAGACAGCGCACTATTACCGAGCTTTATCGCTCCCTTGAATTATGGAAAAAGGTATTTGCTGACGAGGGTGGTGAGAAATTCGCCGCTCACGTTGAGATTCTAGCGGGTGATTATCGTATGGGTGGCGGATCAGAGCGCAATTATTACCGCAAATTACAGAACGAAGAAATCACCCCGAGCGAAGTATGCAAACTAAGAATTGAACAGCTCACCACAACAAATAATAGCCCCTACCATGGCCGCTGGATGTCCCACATCTTAAACCGCCTAGCCTACGAGCAATCAGAGCAAGGCGAAACGCCACTTTTCGACGGTGACTTAACCGCCGTTATCCTTCAAGCATTCACACGCGAACACGGCGCAGATAAGCCAAAAGCTAAGCAGGACGGCGAAAGCTGGACATTAACCACTAGCTCTCCTCTACCGCTTCATATTGGCGAGGGTAACGAGCTTACGTTATCGGATAAAGAATGGCGCGAGCTGATGCAATCTTGCGGATATAACGTGGTTTTTAAAGAAAAACGCAAGCCTAAAAAGCAAACGTGTTCATTAATTAACCTAACTTTAGAAGACGCATCCAAGCTCCAAAAGCTTTGGAATACTTACGCGGCGGGCACCAAATACGGAACGCCTAGCGAGCTGCGCGAAGTTACGCAAGCCTACTACAGCCCGAGAGCTAGCGGCGACTATGGCCCCTTCAGTACCGTATCAATTGACCCGAACGGATCGCGCATTTACGCAAGATATAACGCGCGCATTTTAGAGCAAAACCCTATTTTTAGAGTAAGGCGCGGCAATAGCACAGGCGGGGGAATGTATGGCGCTGATAGCGTGATGCACATTACAGACAAGCCTTGCAAACCTTGCCCCCTTGACCTTGACGCGCTAATCAAAGCGGCAGAAGAAGCAAACGAAGCCAAAAAAGCAGAGGTAGTAGCTTGAATAAGTCACTATACACGCGGCCCAATAAGCCGAAGCGCGTGCATTTTGAGAGTAAAGAAGGAGCGCCGGTATTGCCGGTTAGCTCCGACTTGCCCGAAGTGCTAGAGGTATCCGGATCGACGGAGTGCCACGTAACACCCCCAGAAGTAGCCGCGAGAATGGTAGATCATCTCCAAATATGGGAACCGTTCAGAGTGTTAGAGCCAAGCGCGGGCACTGGTAATTTAATTCAAGCCATTTTTAACACGGACCGACGCCCAGTGATAGAAGCTTGCGAAATGTCGTGCGACTTGGTGCAGGTTATGCGCAAACGTTTTGACGGTGAAGACGTGAGAGTCTGGCGCGATGATTTTTTAGATTTTGCAGCAAATTCGCATAAATTTAATCGCATTGTTATGAATCCACCATTCAGAAAGATTAAACAACACATGAGCGCGGCTATTAATCTGCTAGAAGCTGAAGACGCTATATTAATTGCCTTGGTCCCTATTACGTACCAACACGATGAGGCCGAAACGCTGGAAACCCTTAGCGCGGATACATTCGCAAGCGCTAAAGTTAATACTAAAATAATCGGTATCTATCGATAGAGAGCTTAACTATGAATATCTCAGTAAACTCATACTTTAGCGGCGCGGGTCTTATGGACATAGGCCTACAAAACGCAGGCATCGAAATAAACGAAGCTTTCGAGCTGGACAAAGACGCGTGCAAGACGTACGCGGCTAACGTTGGCGATCATATCAAGCACGTAGACATAGCCCAGCAGCTAGTTTTAGATCAAGCAGAAGCTGATGGTATGGTGTTTACTTATCCTTGCACCAAGTACAGCACAATCGCAGACATACACGGCACGCGAACCGGAGACGAATTATTCTTGCACGCGCTCAGGCATTTAGCAGTAGCTCGCCCAGAGTTTTATGTGGTTGAAAATGTAACCGGAATGCGCGCCTTTCCCATAGTTATGGAGGCAATGACTAAATTGCCAGACTATTACGTGCAGGTCTTTTGCCCGATTGAATCGACTACATGGCTACCCCAAGTCCGTAACCGTTTAATAATAATCGGCACAAAGCGCAATTTCCGCGTTAGAGCACCCGAGAAGACGCGACCCGTATCATTGAGCGAGATACTTGAAGACTCGCCAGACGTACCGGAAAAGCACTGTAAGGCGATTGTAGAACGCATGGCTGGTAACTATCGAGATCTACCCATTATCAGCGATGCCACCAATGGTGATGTTGCGCCTTGTTGTGTGGCCCACTACGCCAAAGACAGAAGCACGCGACTAGTAGCAGATAAACGCTTTAGCTTAGGCGTGAGGCCGTACAGCGTGCGCGAATTCGCAAGACTTCAAGGTTTACCAGATAGTTTTGAATTTCCAGTCAGTAACACAAGCGCTTATAAGCAGATTGGCAACGGCGTATCCGTTCCAGTTGGCGAATGGATAGGCACCGAGATGGTCAGATATATGGAGCACGCAGCATGAAAG